AAATCTACGAAGAGAGGTAGAGGTTGGTGCTAATGGTACACAGAAATATGTTATCAAGCACGGTGTTAATAAGGGCAAGGTACTATAATGGCAATTTTAAGAGGCGGTACAAGAATATTTGGTCAAGATATTAGAATAGGTATTCCTAGAGATAAATCTTTAGTCAATGTTGCTGGTGATAAAAGATTACAAAGAAGACCAGGTAATCCTGGTTCTACAGTAGGACAATTCATATCGCAAATTAATATGGGTGAGGGTGTTGCTAGACCTAATAGATATCTTGTAAGATTTTGGTTAAACAGTAAACTAAAAACTGGTACCTATGGACAAAATATACAAGGCGGTCCACCACCTAAACAAAGAAACGATTATTATACAAATGCAGAAATGTTAAGAAACATTAATATGATGTGTAATAAAGTTACTATGCCGAGTAGAGATGTTAACACAACAAAACACATTACATATGGACCAGGTAGAGAAATGCCTTATGCATATTCATATCCAGGTAATATTGAGTGTACTTTTTATGGTGACAAATATTTAAGACAACGAGCATTCTTTGAAGCTTGGCAGACACAAATGTTTAGTGAAGATTCACACAATATGAATTACTATGATGATTATATCGGTCACATGGACATCTATCAATTAGGTGCTTCAGGTGGCGAAGGCGATAGAGATAGAATTACATACGCAGTTAGATTAGAAGAAGTATATCCAGAAACAATCGGTTCTATTGAATATGATTATGGTGCAAATGACACATTAATAAATGTACCAATTAATTTAAGATATAGAAAATGGAGAAATTTAACAATAGACGATATAAATTTAGCAAGTATTGGAAAAAGTCAAGGTGATGTACCTACAATTAAAAAGGGACAAGACTTTGGTTTATTTGGCGGATTATTAAGTAAGTTGCCGCCTGAACTTCAAAGAGCAGGTAAACAGGTTCTTGACGCAGGTCGAAGAAATTTACCAATTGGAAAAGTGACCGGTGGAAGAGTGACGCCTCCATTCCCACCACTTACATAATTTAAAAAGGAGATAATATAATATGGCATTACCTATATTAGAAACGCAGACATTTGAATTGACATTGCCTTCAGCTGATGTGGTAGTAAAGTTTAGACCTTTTCTTGTGAAAGAAGAAAAGATATTACTACAAGCATTAGAATCCAATGAACCAAAACAGATTAGTCAATCGTTAAAAGATATTGTAAAATCATGTACATTTGGTCAACTAGACGGTGAGAATATGCCGACATTTGATTTAGAGTATGTATTTTTACAAATTAGAGCCAAGTCAGTTGGTGAAATAACAAAACTAAGAATGTTGTGTCCAGATGACAAAACAACTTATGGTGAAGCAGAAATTGATTTATCAAAAGTGGAAGTACAAGTTGAAGAAACACACACAAACAATATTATTGTCGATAAAGATAAGAATATTGGTATTATTATGAAATACCCAACAATTGATTCTGTTGACACAAGCAAAAATGTCAAAGGCATGAGAACTGAACAGTTATTTGAAATGATTTCTTCTTGTATGCATGAAATATATGAGGGAGAAAAAGTACATTCTGTAAAAGATTATTCTAAAGAAGATTTAAATAACTTTTTAGAAGGTTGTAACGGTGATGTATTTAAAAAGATTAACGAATTCTTTGAAACAATGCCCATGTTAAAACATGAGTTTGAATTGGAGAATCCTAAAACAAAGGTAAAGAATAAGATAGTGTTAAAGGGAGCGCAAGATTTTTTCGTATTGCCCTCTCTCACGACAGCCTAGAGAATTATTATCAAACTAATTTTGCTCTAGTACACCATCATAAATATTCTTTAACTGAGTTAGATGGAATGCTTCCTTGGGAGAGGGAGATTTATATACAACAATTGCTTAAATTCCTCAAGGAAGAAAGAGAACGAGCAATGGAGAGGGCTAATAAACGAAGATGAGTACAGAAATAAAAGAAGATGTTAAGGTTGCAGAACCTAAACAAAAAATACAGGTTGATTTAGAAGTTGATACTTCAATCAAAGACCTAGGCATTAATCCGTATGCTAAACTGATTCATATGGCAAGAGCTGTTGACGCATGGAGAATATTTCCAAGGTTGTTCTTAACAGTTTACATTGTTCTATTATATAAATGTGTAATATGGTATATGAACTTGGCCGCTCCTACTATGGAACAAAGTGGGTTAATTAGTATCGTTGTTGGTGCTGGCGCTGCCTGGTTTGGTCTGTACACAGGAACAAGTAAGAGTAAGAAATAATGGCTTCAATCGACCAAGCATTAAGTATAGCTGCGACACTACAAAATAAGGTAGGTCAATCATTCTCAGCAGCTAATAGTTTACTACCACCTGATGATATGCATAGCACATTGTTACAAGCTGGTGCTATGGGTGCAAACACAAATGTGCTTGGCGCATTATACCAAGGTCAACAAAGGTTATATGAGTGTACTGAAAATATAGCCTCATTGTTACAACAACAGGTTGACATGGCGATTGATAAAGACCGAAAAGAAAGAGAAGCATTAGCAGAATTAGAAAAAGAAAAACTTGGTGATGGTGAAGCAGTTAATGATAATATACCAACAGGTCAAATACCTGAAGGTGATATGGATGGTGCAGGTTTTAATCTAGGTAATTTATTTAGTGGCGCTTTAGGTGCCATCTTTGGTGCAGGTGGTGTTCTTGCTACTGGCGCAGCTAGTAGATTTGCAAAAGGTTTAGGAAAAGGATTAGTAAGAGGTGGATTTTATGGGTTGTTGGCAAGTTTTCTTGCAAAACCACTTATAGAATTTGTTGAAGATGGTATACTAAAAATAGATATACCTGAAACAGAAAAGGCAGACATGGAAACTGCTATCATGGCTACAGCCGCTGGTGCAGGACTATTTGGTAAAAAAGGTGCCTTTATTGCATTAGCAGGTGTAGGTATCAAAGGTGTTTACGACTATTTGACAGGTAAGTCAGATGATATTTCAAAAACAGAGTGGGGGTCATTATTTGCAGGACTAACTGGTATTGCCGTTACAACAGGACCATTATTAACAGGTGCGATTAAAGGTATGGCAGCCTCAGGTATAGTTGCTAAATTAGGTACAGCTGCATTTGCTATTTCAGCAGGACCATTTTTACTTGCAGCTGGTTTAGGTTTGGCTGCTGGTGCAGGTGCAAAATATATGGCTGATGAAGCAAAAGAGATGAGAGCATATTTATTGGACCATTTAGATAAATTAGTACAAATCACAAATGAAGAATTTGCAAAACAACTTAAAGAAGAAGAAATATCATTAAAAGAAAGAATATTTGGTGGTGGTTTAGTATCGTTATTTGGTGGTGATGTATCAGCGTCTGAACAAATTAAACAAGCTACGCAATCAGGTAAAGAGGAATTTAAAGATGAAGGTGGATTAACAACCGATTCATCAAATGTTTTAGTAAAAACTGCTGAACAGTACGCTGCTTTGAGTACAGCTGATGTAAAAGAATTGTTATTAGATAAAGATAAATTTGCCGATACAATTTCATCATTTCAAAATTTAAGAGATTTAGCAGCTCAAGGTGCATTTGGTAATGAGAGTAAACCAGTTTTAACAAAATTATTAATGTTCGGTGATAAGTTGAGAGAAGCTTCAAAAGAATTAGTCGCAGAGGGTAAAGCAGGTCAGAATTTTAAGATTGGTGTAATTGCAAGAGGTCAAGGTAATGCTGATTTTGGTAATGTTGACATACTAGAAAAGATTGCTACATTTGGCGGTGAACAGAGATTAAGAGACCAAGAAAATTTAATTGCTGAAACAAATGCTACACTCGCTGAATTAAGAGCAGAAAGAGAACGAATAAATGTGCCTGGTTTGTTTTTTGACACAAAAGAAGAAAATGCTCTTGATAAAAAAATTGCAGAAGTAAAATACTTACTTAGAATTCAAGAAGGCGAACAAAAAAGATTAAATATGTCATTTGCTAATCTTACAGGTAGTGTAGGTTTTGATTATGAAACATTAAAGAACTTATACACAGATGAAGAATTAAAGAAACTGTTTGAAAAGAGTATGATGACACAGGCAGAAAGAGTAAACGAAGCGTTTAATAACTTCAAAGCAATGGAATTAGCACATGGTATCAATACAAATGTTCAAACAGATATTAAGACGAACAACCAAAGTATTAAACATGGTGATGTAATTACAAGTCCACCTAACCACCACATGGATAGTCATTTACAAGGCGCTAACTAATATTGACCAAGGTCTTTTTCGGTAATTATCTTAAACTCCATACCATTATCTTCACAGTACACTTTAGCGGCAGACCATTTGGCCTGATTTTTAATATACTCAAATGATTCACGCATATACGATTTTGTTTTCTTTTTTGGTGGTTTGGGTTTTACTGCTTGGCGAG